TCCCCGATGCCGCCTGACGGAACCCTCACGCCCCTGACGAACCCGCCGGGCTTCATCTCCCGCCTCACCGCCGGCGTGCGTTACGCCATCCGCGGCGTCGCGCCCGACAACTGGTTCGGCCCGCTCCAGCCGCTGGAGCCGGTCGCGCCGGCCTTCGTCGAGCCGCGCCGGTTCGATTACCGCACCGGCCTCAACATCGAATACCGCCCCCGCGGCGAGGAGGGCGTGTCGTTCCAGCAGATGCGCGCGCTGGCTGACAGCTACGACGTGCTCCGCCTCGTCATCGAAACCCGCAAGGACCAGGTCGAGCGCCTGCGCTGGAACATCCGCCCCAAAATCGTCCCCGGGCCGCAAATCGCCCGCGCCGCCGCCGATCCCCGCGTCACGGCGCTCGAAGCCTTCTTCCGCAAGCCCGACGGCGTCAACCGCTGGGGCCCCTGGCTGCGCATGCTGCTCGAAGACCTGTTCGTCATCGACGCGCCCACTCTCTACAGGGCGCGGACCAACGATGGCGGCCTGATGGCGCTGGAGCCGGTCGACGGCGCCACTATCAAAGTGCTGATCGACGACCAGGGCCGCATGCCGGCCGCGCCCGATCCCGCCTATCAGCAGGTGCTGCACGGCGTGCCCAAGGCCGATTTCTCCGCCGATGAGATGCTCTATCTCCCGCGCAACCCGCGCACCGCCCGGGTCTACGGATTCTCGCCGGTGGAGCAGATCATCACCACCGTCAACATCGCGCTCCGCCGCCAGATCGCACAGCTGCAATATTTCACCGAGGGCAACATGCCCGAGGCGCTGATCGGCATGCCCCAGGGCTGGACCATGCGGCAGATCGGCGATTTTCAGGACTATTGGGACAGCATGATGGCGGGCAATACCGGGCAGCGCCGCCACGCCCGCTTCGTCCCGGCCGATTTCCGCTATCAGCCGATGCGCGAGCCGCCGCTGAAGGACGATTTCGACGAGTGGCTGGCCCGCATCGTCTGCTACGCCTTCTCCACCTCGCCCGCCCCCTTCACCAAACAGATGAACCGCGCCACAGCCGACAACGCCCAGGAAATGGCCCTGGGCGAGGGCCTCGGCCCCATCATGCTGTGGATCAAAAGCCTGGTCGACCAGGTGATCGAAGAGGATTTCGGCTATCCCGACCTCGAATTCGAATGGGTCGACGAAAAATCCTCCAACCTGCTGCAACAGGCCCAGATCACCGACCTCAAAGTCAAGTCCGGCCTCAAAACCATCAACGAAGCCCGCGCCGAATCCGGCGACGACCCCATCCCAGGCGGCGACGCCCCGCTCATCTACACCGCCGCCGGCGCCGTGACGCTGGAAAGCGTCTTATCCCCCTCGCCCGCATCGCGGGAGAGGGAGGGGCCCGCCGCTTCGGCGGGAGGGTGAGGGTCATGAATGCACAACGGAAGGAGAACCCCATGAAACTCTACGCTGCCATCACCAAGATCGACGAAGCCCAGCACATGGTCTTCGGCTACGCCTCCACCGAGGCGCTCGACAGCCAGGGCGAGATCGTGAAACGCGAAGCCCTCGAGGCCGCTTTGCCGGACTACATGCGCTTCGCCAATATCCGCGAGATGCACCAGCCCTCCGCCGTCGGCATCGCGACCGAGGCCGAGCTCGACGGCCGCGGCCTCTTCCTCGCCGCCCACATCGTCGATCCCGTGGCGTGGGAGAAAGTCACCTCCGGCGTCTACAAGGGCTTCTCGATCGGCGGCAGCGTCGTCGCCCGCGACCAGGCCCAGAAGCACGTCATCACCGGCATCCGCCTGTCCGAAATCAGCCTGGTCGACCGACCCGCCAACCCAGAGGCCATCTTCACCATGTTCAAGTCCGACCACGCCGCCAAGATCGGCGCCCGCAACTCCGCCGCCGATCTCTCCCTGATCCAGGCCATCCACGACCAGGCCGTCTCCCTCGGCGCCGCCTGTCCCGGCTGCGACCCCGACGCCATGGAAGACACGGATGAAGACAACGACGATGACACCCTGTCGGACAAGATCGCCGGCCTGATCGCCGAACGCGACGCCCTGAAAAAGCTGCTGGCCCGCGCGCCCGCGCCTCGCAGGGCCGCCCTCCGCGCCATCGCCAAATCCGCCGACCGCCAGGCCCCGCCCGACGAGCCGGAAACCCGCGACCCCCTCGAACTCACCAAACGCGCGCTGCGCCGCCCCTTGACCCTCCACCAAATCGAAAAACTCGCCAACGGGTGATCTCTTATAAATTCGCGCCCCCAACACAAACCCGTCATCCCGACGAAAGTCGGGACCCATCTACCCCCGAGCATTGCTGCCGATAAATGGGTCCCGGCCTTCGCCGGGATGACGAAAAAATAGCTGGGGTTACAAAAAATAAGATCACCGCGGCAGCACCTGCGCCGCCACGCCCAGCGCCGTCTCGATGCCCGACGGCATCGTCGCCAGCGCGTTGGCGAACCCCGCCAGCAGCCTTTCGTAAAGCTGATGCTCGACCAGCCTCAGCTGGCGAAACCGCCCTTGGTCGCACCCGCCGATCGCGCGGGCCGCCTCGGCCAGTTCGCCCTCACGCATATCCGCCAGCATCGCCATGAACCGGCGGTGCAGCTCGGCGTCCGCGCCGATCCTCGTCAGCAACGCCTCGGCGTCTTCCATCACCGCGCCCTCGGCCACCGCCATCTTCATCCCCTAATCCAAGGAGTCTCACATGAACGCCAACGCAACCGCCGAAACCCTGTCCTTGCTCCGCGAGGCCCTCGCCAACGGCGAGCCGCAAACCCTCTCGAAAACCATCACCACCGCCACGGGCCTCGTCGCCTATGATTTGCAGGCTTCGGCCAAGAACCTCTACCCGGCCGCCACGCCGATCCGCAACGTCCTGCCCCGGGTGGGCGGCGGTACCGCCACGGCCACCAACTGGCGCCAGGTCAACGCCATCATCGGCTCCGGCTGGGACGCGATGGGCTGGGTCCCGGAAGGGCAGCGCTCCGGCCGCATGAGCTATAGCACGTTGACCCGCTCCGCTTCCTACGCCACGGTCGGCGAAGAGGATTCGGTGACCTTCGAGGCCGTCTCCGCCGCCCAGGGCTTCGAGGACGAGCAGGCCGCGGCCACCATGCGCCTGCTCCAGAAGATGATGCTGAAGGAGGAGAACGCGTTCCTCGGCGGCAACGGCACGCTCCAGCTCGGAACCGCGCCGACCCCGACCCTCGCCGCCGCCGGCTCCGGCGCCACGCTGCCGGCCGGAACCTGGTCGGTCATCGCCGTGGCGCTGACCTACGAGGGCTACCGTAACTCCACCGTCGCGGCCGGCGTCGCCACGTCGAAGACCATCACCGGCGCCGATGGGGTCAGCTTCACCCTCAACGGCGGCTCCTCCGCCCCCTCGGCCAACGCGACCCAGGCGGTCACCCTGGGCCAAACCCTGTCCGCGACCGTGGCCGCCGTCACAGGCGCGGTCGGCTACGCCTGGTTCGCCGGCGCCGCCGGTTCGGAAAAGCTTCAGGCCATCACCACCATCAACAGCGTCACGTTCTCCGCCCCGCTCGCGACCGGAACCCAGGCGGCCAGCGCGATCACCGCCGACAGCTCGGCCAATCCCGGCCTCGCCTATGACGGCCTCCTGACCTCCGCCCTCAAATCCGGCTCCGGCGCCTATGTGAACTATCTGGCGAGCGGAACCGCCGGAACCGGCACGCCGCTCACCGCCTCCGGCCGGGGTTCGGTCAACGAGATCGACATCCTGTTGGAAAAGATGTGGGACACGGCCCAGGTCAGCCCGACCGTGCTCTACGTCAACAGCCAGGAGCAGAAGAACATCACCAACAAGGTGCTGAACGCCTCGTCCTCGCCGCTGCTCCGCTACACCACCGACGGCGCGGACCCGCTCGCCATCGTCGCCAACGGCGTGGTCGAATATTACTACAACCCCTTCGCGCTCGACGGCGGCTACAAGATCCCGGTCAAGATTCACCCCTTCGTTCCGCCCGGCACCATCATCGGCTGGTCCGAAAACCTGCCGGCCCAGTACCAGTCCTCGAACGTGCCCAACGTCGCCGAGGTCAAGACCCGCCGCGACTATTACCGCATGGACTGGCCGCTCAAGACCCGCGCCTACGAATTCGGCGTCTACGCCGAGGAGGTCCTCGCCGTCTACGCCCCCTTCGCCATGGGCGTGATCAGCAACATCGCCAACGGCTGATCCTTTTTCCGTCATTGCGAGCGCGGCGCGGCAATCCAAGGGCCGCTCGCACCGCTCTGGATTGCCGCGTCGCAAGCGCTCCTCGCAATGACGACAATAGAATAGGAGCACCCCCATGGCCCAAGGCGACCTCGTCACCCTCTCCGACCTCAAGGCCTATCTCGGCGGCGACCTGCAATCCAACGACGACATCGTCCTCACCCGCCTGATCTCCGCCGCCAGCGCCTTCTTCGTCACCGCCTGCGCCTGCCCCATCCTGTCCCAGACCTATACCGAGCTCTATGACGGCAAGGGCGGCAATCGCCTCTATCTCCGCCAATATCCCGTCACCGCCGTCGCGTCGCTCTCGATCCACACTCTGCCCACGCCGGCCGCCCTGGCCCCCGGCCAGACCGGCTGGTGGCTGAACGGCAACGTCATCCTGCTTTACGGCTTCACCTTCACCCCCGGCCTCGCCAACATCGCGGTGACCTACACGGCCGGTTACGCCACCCCGCCGCAGGACGTGGCCGAGGCGGTGATGGAGCTCGCCGGCCTGCGCTATCGGGGCAAGGAACGGCTGGGCAAAACCTCCGAGGGCCTCGGCGGCATGGCGACGACCAGCTACGCGCAGAAGGACGTCAGCCCCTTCGTCGCCAGCGTCATCGCCCGCTACACACGGGCGAACCTGGCATGATCAGCGCCACCCTCTCCACCGGCGCGCTCGCCGCCTGGCTCGAATCCCTCGGCCCCAAGGCCGAGGCGGCGGCCCAAATCGCCGCGTCCGACCTCGCCGATCGGCTGCTCGCCATCGCCGACCGCAACCTCTCCGGCGACGTCCTCAACACCCGCACCGGCGCGCTCCGCGCCTCGCTCGCGGCGTCGGTCGATCCCGGCCAGACCCTCCGCGCCACCATCACCGCGAGCGCGCCCTACGCCGCCTTCCAGGAATATGGCTTCACCGGAACCGAAAACGTCCGCGCCCATCTGCGCCGGCAAGCCCAGGCCTTCGGCCGCGCCATCGCGCCGGTCACCGCCCAGGTGCGCGCCTATGACCGCAAAATCGACTATCCGGCGCATTCCTATCTGCGCTCCGCGCTGGCCGAACTCGCCCCCTTGATCGCCGCGACCCTGCAAGCCGCCACCGCCGAGGCGCTCGCCCCATGAACCGCGAAGCCATCCAGTCCGCCCTGTTCACGCTGTTGACATCCAACGCCACGGGCCTGACCGCGCTCCGCATATCCTCGCGCCGGCTGAAGCCGCCGCAGGATGTCGGCGCCGGCAACTGCCCCGCGCTCTTCCAAATCTACAAGGGCGAGACCGTCGAGTGGACCGGCACGCAGCCGCTCAAGCGCCTGATGCACATCGAACTCGTCCTCTACGTCCATTCCGGCGACAAAAGCTTCCCCACCTCGTCGCTCCTGAACCCGCTGCTCGACGCGATCGACACGGCCTTCGGCGCCGGCGACCCCGCGCGGGTCCAGACGCTTGGCGGCTTGGCAAGGCGGGTCACCATCAACGGCCGGATCGATACCGACGAGGGCCTGCTCGGCGAATACGCCTACGCGATCGTGCCCGTTGAAATCCTGGTCCCCTGACCCCGCACAGATAAGGAAACCCCCATGACCCAATACGCCTTCGGCATTGGCGCGCTGGTCGCGCTGCGCACCGACACCGCCATCGCCACCCCGGCCCAGTTCGGCACCCTGCAGGACGTGCAGCTCGATATGAGCTTCACCATCAAGGAGCTCACCGGTCAGTTTCAGGCGGCGGCCGCGCTCGCCCGGGGCGCGCTCAAGATCACCGGCAAGGCCAAGGCCGCCCGCATCACCGCCGCCAATTTCAACAACATCTTCTTCGGCCAGACGCTCTCGACCGGCAACACCCTGACCCAGCTGAGCGAGGCCGGCGCCGTCCCCGCCACTTCCGCCTATACGGTCACCGTCGCCAATCACGCAAATTTCGTCGCCGATCTCGGCGTCGCCTATGCCGCGACCGGCGTGCTGCTGACCCCCGTCGCCAGCGCCCCCGCCACCGGCCAGTATTCCGTCGCCGGCGGCGTCTACAGCTTCGGCGCCGGCGACGCCAACGCCGCCCTCCTGTTCACCTACACCTACACCACCACGACCGGCACGAGCCTCGCGCTCACCAACGCGCTGATGGGCTCGCAGCCCACCTTCAAGCTCATCCTGAACGAGCAATACCAGGGCAAGCTGTTCAACCTGGAGCTCAACTCCGTCATCTCCCCCAAACTCTCCCTCGCCTTCAAGAACGAGGATTTCATGATCCCCGAATTCGACTTCCAGGCCGCCGCCGACAGCGCCGGAAACATCGGCAACGTCTGGCTCAGCGAATAGTAAAAACTTTTATCCGCGGATTTCGCAGATTAACACGGATTCAGCAAAATCAATTCACCACGAAGGCACGGAGTTCACCGAGGAAGAATATGAATTATTCGCGGAGCCTGTCCTCGTGAAAGCGAGGGCGGCTTCATGAATTCATGAAGCGCCGCAGGCAATATTCATAGGGTTTCCTCCGTGCCCTCCGTGGTGAAATTCAAAATCTTCATCTGCGTTAATCTGCGAAATCTGCGGATAAAAACCTTAAAGAAGGACACCCCATGCCAGCCCCCCAAACCATCACCCTCGTCGGCGCCACTTATCCCATCGCGCCGCTGAAATTCCGCGACCTCAAGCGCATCCTGCCCCTGTTCCTCACGCTCGGCATCGACACCGAGGCCAAGCTCGACGCGCAGGGCGACATCGTTACGGCCGCGATCCAGACCGGCGACCCCGCCTTCACCCGTCAAGCCTTCGACGATCTGTCCCCGACCGTGCCCGAGCTCCAGGCCGCCGTCACCGCCATCGCCACCCTCTCCGGGCTCCAGCCCAGGGCCGGCGCCCCGGGGGAAGCCTGAGCCGCGGCTGGGATTGGGGCGAAGTCTACGCCCTGATCGCCACCTCCTGCGGCTGGACCTGGCCCCAAATCGACGA